CAAAACAATTGGAAAATCAAAACCAGACCCCTAAAAGAGGCCGCCCCAGGAAACACCCGGCGAAAGTTGACCATGGTGTTGTTGTCAAAAGGCCAGTGAAGTCTGGGCCACCCATCAACCCCGATGCCATGTCTCGTTTGAAAGATGAGCCTGAGGGATGGGATGGCCGGTTCAAATCTGTTGAGCCGATGAAGAGTAAAAAGCCGGCACGCAAAAATAATTACAAATGGAACCACCCAGCCACGATCAACTGGATCATGGGTCAGGCTGACCCGGTTGGATTCCTCGCTGCAGTGATGGCTGGCAAAGAGATCTTTCCTGTCTACACAAAAGGTGCGGACGGCTTGGCGTCGGCGGCTGGCAATATTTCCGCAGACCCAGAGCTGCGTGTCATGGCTGCCAAGACTCTGCTGGGCAAATGCATTCCGGATCTCAAGGCGGTTGAGATCAAGGCTCAAATCGAACAAACGAAGGTGCTGGATATCAGCAAACTTAATGACGATGATCTCACAACAATTGAACGAGTACTTGAGCACGCTGTCATTGACGCAAGTGAGAGCGGAGAAGATGAAGAGGTCTTTGAAGGAGTTTACCAAGAGTTGCTGGCCGACACTTGAACCGGGCCGTAACTTTTACGACAACTGGCACATTGATGCGATTTCCGAGCATCTCCAGGCAGTTGTTGAAGGTGACATCCGCCGACTGATCATCAACATCCCACCACGCCACATGAAATCGCTTTCAGTCGCGGTTGCACTTCCTGCGTGGACCTGGACCATCCAGCCAGAGAAGAGATTTCTCTTTGCCTCTTATGCTTCGTCTCTTTCTATTCGTGACTCGGTCAAGTGTCGCCGCCTGATCTCTAGCCCCTGGTATCAAGATCATTTCGGTGAAGGCTTTGACTTGACCGGCGATCAGAACCAGAAGCAGCGGTTTGAGAATGACAAGACTGGCCAGCGGATCGCGACCTCAGTTGACGGCGCGTTGACTGGTGAAGGCGGAGACATAATTGTCATTGATGATCCGCACAACGTCCGAGAGGCAGAGTCCTCCACTGTTCGTGAAGGTGTGCTGGAGTGGTGGGACCAAGCCATGCAGTCTCGTCTCAATGACCCGAAGACCGGCGCATTCATCATCATCATGCAGCGGGTTCACGAGAATGATCTGACCGGACACATAATCGAGAACCACTTTGAGCAGTGGGATCACCTGTGCCTTCCGGCAAGGTACGAGGTTGGCCACCCGACGTTGACGGTCTCTTCTCTGGGCTTCACAGACCCCAGGACGCAAGATGGTGAGCTTCTCTGGCCAGAGCGAATTGATGAGCGGACCCTTGGCAATCTTGAGAAGTCTTTAGGCTCTTACGCAGCAGCCGGGCAGCTTCAGCAGAGGCCAATGCCTAAAGGTGGCGGGATCTTGAAGGCTGAGTGGTGGGTGCCCTGGGAGAAGGAAACACTGCCAGACATCGAGTATGTCATTCAGTCTTGGGACACGGCATTCAGCACAAAAGAGAAATCATCTTATTCTGCTCGCACCACATGGGGTGTCTTTCGTAGGAATGGCCAAGTCAACGCGATCGTGCTTGATATGTGGTACGACCGAGTGTCTTACCCGGAGCTTCGCAAGATCGCCCAGGAGTCTTACCATGAGTTTGAACCGGACGCAGTCCTCATAGAGAAGAAGGCTTCGGGCCAGAGCCTGATCCAAGATCTGCGCATGGCCGGCATTCCTGTCCTTGAGTATTCCCCAGACAGAGACAAGGAGGCTCGTGCTCATGCCAGCAGTGCGATACTTGAGGACGGAAGAATATGGTTTCCTTCTGGCAAGAACTGGAGTAAAAACTTAATAGACATCTGTGCCGCATTCCCAGCTGGTGACAATGACGATATTGTTGACACATGCACTCAGGCTTGGTTGCGGCTTCGCAAGGGTTGGTTCGTCACGCACTCGAAAGATTACGAGGACGATGACGAGGAACCAGTTACAAGGATGAGCTTGTATGGCTAGACAGCCACAAACCCTCAAAACCGGCGACTTCCCATCAGTGACTGACCCTGTGCCGTTTGCCGATGGCACTCCTACTGATGACTTGCAGATTGAACAATTAGAAAATGACGAAGTCTTGATTGGCGATCCCGATCTTGATCTTGTCCCAGAGATTGACACAGAGTTCGACTCTAATCTCGCTGAAGAACTTCCAGACACCCAGCTTTCATCTTTAGCCGCTCGGCTCGTCTCATACTACGAGTCCGATCGCTCGGCTCGTTCCCAGTGGGAGCAGCGTTACAAGGACGGCCTAAAGACCCTAGATCCTGAAGGTGGAATGCAGGAGGGAGATGATAACCGCGCAACTCGTGGCCTGAGTGTCGTCGTTCACCCGCTCATCGCCGAGGCTGCCACACAGTTCAATGCACGGGCGATCGCCGAGCTTTATCCCGCCGGTGGCCCGGTAAAAACTACGATCATCGGTCAGCCGGACGAAGAGACTGAAGACCAAGCTCGCCGTGTCCGTGAATTCATGAACTACCAGATCACACAGGAGATGCCCGAGTATTTCCCCGATCTGGATCAGATGCTGTTCCACCTGCCATTGGTTGGCCAAACTTTTAAGAAAGTCTGGTGGGATGTAAACCTTGACAGGCAGTGCTCGCAGTTCGTGAAGGCAGAAGACTTTATTGTCGCGCCTGAGAGCAAGGATCTCCAGACATCGCCCCGGTACACTCAACTGATCCGAATGCCGAAGAATGAGTATGACCGTTACGTCGATGCCGGTTGGTATCTCCCAGTCAAATTCACAGGTGACGGCGGCGACCCGTCTGGCGATACGATCGGCGAGATTGAAGGCGTAAACACTCAGGGCGATGACGCAGAAGACGACATTGTTACGTTGCTTGAGATGCACGTCTACGAAGATGTCGAGGGCGATGATGTCCTGCCTTACGTTGTCACGATCGACTACGACACCGACAAGGTCGTAAGCGTCCGCCGGAACTGGCGATCAGAGGACGAGAAGAAGGCTCGCCGGGACTGGTTTGTCAGCTACAAGTTCCTGCCCGGCCTGGGCTTCTACGGCTTCGGCCTCTACCACATCATCGGCGGTCTCGGAAAAGCTGCGACCGGATCTTTGCGCGCCCTCCTTGATTCGGCTGCATTCTCCAACATGCAGGGCGGCTTCAAGCTCAAGGGCCGTGTCAGCGGCGGCGAGATCGATGTAAGCCCCGGTGAGTTCGTTGACCTTGAGGCGACAGTCGACGATGTCAAGAAGGCGATCATGCCGTTGCCGTTTAAGGAGCCATCGGCGGTTCTTTTCCAGCTGCTCGGATATGTCGTTGACATTGGCCAGCGGTTCGCCAGCACGGCAGACTTGAATGTCGGCGACGTAAATCCCAACGCCCCTGTCGGCTCGACGATTGCCCTGATTGAGCAAGGCAGCAAGTCATTCTCTGCGATACACAAGAGGCTCCACAATTCGCAAGGACAAGAGTTCAGGCTGCTTGCCCAGCTGAACGCGGAGAACCTCCCAGAGAGTTTTGATTTTGCGATTGCAGGATCGAGCAACAAAATTTACGCCGCTGACTTTGACGAGCGCATCGATGTCGTCCCGGTCAGCGACCCCAACATCTTCTCAACTGCCCAGCGCATCGCCCAGGCGCAGGCCATCCTCGAGATGGCGCGGTCCGCCCCAGAGCTTCACGACATGTACGAAGCCTACAAGCGGATGTACGAGGCGATCCGCATTCAGAACATTGACGAGATTTTGAAGGAGCCAGCAGAGGCTGCTCGCATCGACCCGATCGATGAGAACATGAGTGTCCTCTACGGCAAGCCGATCAGGGCGTTCCCGGAGCAGGACCACGATTCTCACATCGCCGTCCACGTTCAGTTCCTGTCTGATCCCTCTCTTGCTGGCAATCCCGGAGCCGCAACATTGCAGCCAGTACTTGTCGCTCACGTTGCGGAGCACATCGCGCTTCTTTATCGCACGCGAATGCAAGCCAGCATCGGCGTTCCGCTACCAGATTTGCCGGATGTTCGTGACGGCAACTTTAAGTTTGAGGACATCGACCCGAACCTCGACATGCTGATTAGCCAGCGCGCCGCGCAGGTTGTCCAGCAGTCTCCCCAGATGGAAGCGATCCGCGCACTCCAGCCTCCCCAGCAAGACCAGCAGCAAGGGCCACTCGAGTATGCCCAACAGCTCGCGCAACTTGAGGCACAGGCACTTCAAGCTAGGACAGCTGCTGACATTCAGGGCAAGCAACAGAAGGCGCAGTCCGACATTCAGATCAGCCAAGCCAAGGCGCAGTCGGCGATGGGCATCAACGAAGCCAAGACCAAAGCCGACCTCGAGGCCAAGGTTCGCAAGCTGGAAGCCGAGTTGGCTCTTGAGCGCGAGAAGGTCTTGATGAAGGCTCAAATTGAGGCGCAGCCTGATGGCTAACACCCCGCCAGAGCTTTTGGCCATGGTCCCAGTCAACCCAACAGCATTCGGCCCGGTCGCGACCCAACAGCAGGCGGCACCCCAACAGCAGATGGGTCCTGACCAGATGATGCAATACGTCCAGCGCAAGGCTGATGAGATGCGATCGAGGATGGGTGACGGTCAGCCTCTTGGCGCGTTTGAGGGCTTCATAAACAGTATGCCGAGGCAAGTCTGATGGGTTTCGCATCTTCTTTTGCGGGTTACGGTGGTGGTTACGGCGGCACGGATAGTGGTCAGTCTTTCGGCGGTCCAAGTGCGCCATCTGTTGCCGCGCCATCAGTAGACACGCCCTCTACTGATGGCATCGACTTTGTTGGCGCTCTTGGCGCGGCCCCTGCCGACGTGCAGACTGGCTTGGGTATTGCCGCTGCGGAGGGATATTCCGGCGTCGATAGTGGCAACCAACTAAGCATCCCACAGTACTCGCCAGAACAGGCTGCGCTCGCGAAGGCAATGGCGACTGCATTCGGAAAAACTACGACCGAAGGTCAGCAAACCTCAATCAATAACGCGGTGCTGGCTCAACAGTATAATCAAATGGAGCAACCGCGCGGCGTCCGTCCCACTTTTACTGACAAGGCTAAGGACGTCCTATCGGACTACTTTTTGGTGAAGGACGCCGAAGGAAATTTAATGCCCGTCCAGACTGGCTTAAATCTCATAGGCAAAGCGACTGGCCCAATGGGAATGCTTACCACCGGCGTTATCAGAGGTTTTTACGACCTTCTTACATTTGACAGAGGCCCCGCCATCCAAGCAGAGCTTCAAGCCGAAGCCGAAGAGAAGGGTCTGCCTCCCATCAGCGACAAAGACATGCCAGCCGCCATGGAAGGCTATTACACAGCGGAGCACGCAGAGAACCAAGCTCGCGGTGAGGACGACCTCAGCGTGTCTATGCCCCAGCGCCTGTTATCTCAGGGACAACAAGACCCGGCGGCGCAGCCAACCGCGAGCGCACTATTCGGCCCCACTCACATATACGGCGCATTGCCGGGACAGCGGCAGCGGCGCGGAGCCTACCAGTACATACCACCGACATTTGGACCTATCAGGAGTTAAGTGATGGCAAATTTCACGCCAGACGAGATGGCAGCGATCAACGCAGCGGCAGCGGCAGGGCAGCTGTCTCGCGAACAGGTGCAATATTTCCTAAACGAGATGGGAGCACCAATGATGCCGCCCACAGGAGCAGGAGCCACCACTGACATGGAGATGCAAGCACTACAAGCTGCGATGCCCCCAGGCGAGATGCGACCCACAGGAGCAGGAGCCACCACTGACATGGAGCTTAAATTCTTGATGGAGATGATTCAGCGCCCTGAAGTTTCTGAAATGCTGCTTGGTGCCCTTCCCAAGGGCGCTGTCACAGACCAAGAAATGCAAGGAGTTAAGTGATGGCCGAAGTCAACGTAGAAAACATGGAAGAGAATGAAGCTCTCTTCATGGAGAAGATGGGCTTTGCCCGCAACACCGATGGTCTTGAGTTGAGCGACGACCAGCTCGTGAACTTCCTGCTGCTGTGCCACCAGATGGAATACGGCATTCACGAGGAAGAGGCCGAAGAGGAAGGCGTCAAGGTCAAGGTCATCAAGATGCATGGCGGCGACATGAGCAACATGATGGACGAGATCCTAGGCCATGGCGGGCCGAAGATGGACTACTGATGCCTGTCCGCAAGGTCAAGGGCGGCTACCGCTGGGGCAAGTCCGGCAAGGTTTACAAGACCGAGGCTGCCGCTAAGAGACAAGGCAAGGCAGTCTACGCTTCTGGTTACAAGGGGAACAAATAATGGCAAAGCGCCCTGGACTGTACGCAAACATTCACGCAAAGAAAAAACGCATCGCCGCTGGCTCTGGCGAGAGAATGCGCAAGCCGGGCGCAAAGGGTGCGCCGACCGCTGCCTCATTCAAATTAGCCGCTGGCAAGAAGCCCAAGAGGAAAGCATGAAGAAATCAGTAGACGCGCCCAAGGGCTTTCACTGGATGAAGTCTGGCGACAGCATGAAGCTCATGAAGAACCCAGGCTCTGGCTACAAGGCTCACAAGGGCGGAAGTAAGAAGGCGTCCTTTGAGGTTCAAAAAGTTCACAAAGGCTGAACTGAGATGGCCAAGTACAAGGGTCGCAAGGTAACGCTCAACAAGCCCCGCCGCATCGGCAAGGGCGAGGTGAGCCACGGCAAGAAGAAGTCTGTCGTCTATGTGATGGATGACGGCGATGTTAAGCGCGTGACCTTTGGCGACCCCAACATGAAGATCCGCAAGAACGAGCCGGGACGCAAGAGCAACTTCCGCGCCCGACACAACTGCGACACTCCTGGCCCAAAAACAAAGGCACGCTACTGGTCGTGCAAGGCTTGGTGACTGATGGGCAAGTGGACTACAATTGCTGAAGCCGCCATCGAATTGCTGTCGAAAAAGAGCGGTGGTGCTCTGCCCGCCGACGAAGCCGCATCCGTGGTGCCAAAATTACTAAGAGATAACCCAGGCGCAAAAGACCCAGAATTTTATGGGCCGGGTGGTTGGCTTGGCAGCAAAATACGGGAGGCTGCTGAGAATCGCGCCAGTTCAGCACCGGACACAACGAAGGCAACGCTTGGCGGCATGGAGGGAGTAACAGGCTTTTTCAGGGAAAACCTAAGAATCCGCCCCGATGCCTTGCGTGGCATTAAGGGAGCAATGGGGGAGGAGAGGTTTGCCGGTGGTGCAAAGTTAAAGAACCTTGAAGATAGCATTGCGAAGGAAGGCTACCGTGACGACTCACCTGTTTTGATAGCTGTTCGAGAGGATGGCACACCCTTCATTGTTGAGGGGAATAACCGCGTCGAAGAGGCTATCAAAACAGGTCGCCCGCACATAAAAGTGCAGTTACAGTATTTGCGCGGTGCCGAGGATGTTGAGGGGCCACTATCCCCAGACAATCTGCCTTCGGTCATGGCCCTCCCCACCGACGAAGCCTCCCGCATGGCACGGGCGCAGGAGATGGGGTTTGATACTGACGCTCCGCTGTATCGCGGCACCACAGAGCAAGGGGCAACTACGGCACAGAAATCCTTTGAGGCGGGCGACGGAATATTCCTTAGTGATAATCCTGATGTGGCAGAAATTTTTCGTTATCCGCGTGAATATGGCGAAGTGATAACGGAAAATTACGACGATGCTCTAGGCGAGTTTGTGGGCGTTGAGCCGGGCGACCTCCAGACCCTCTATGCGAGGATGCAGAACCCTATGCGTCTGAGCGGCGAAAATGCCAATAAATTCACGGAAGATACGGCCTATCAAATCGATGTTATTAAGGCTGCACGCGCGGCTGGGAACGATAGCATTGTAGTTGAGAACGTGATGGAAGGCGTGGGCGACTGGACAG